ACAAGACACGCTGCTATATCTATATATGATGGTAAAGAGATAGATACCTATACCAAGGATACCCCTTGTACTTATGGTATACAGTTTACGCTACTATATGATGAAACACTAACAGGTAGACAGAACCCAGCACTTAATATGACCGTTCTGATGCGTTCTAATGACCTCTGGTATGGTTTCTGTAATGATCAGTACTGTTTTGCACAACTACAAAAATTAGTTGCTAAGAAGCTATCTGTTGAAGTGGGTACATACTATCATTTTGCTACTAATTTACATTTATATAATAATAAATTAAACAATTAAAAAATATGTATTATTTATATCACATACCAGGTAAAAAAATAGGTGTAACAAGTAATCTTAATACAAGGGTTACACTTATACAAGGTTATAAAGAGGGAGAGTACGAAGTTCTTGATTCTAGCGACGATATAGATTATATATCTGATTTAGAGATAGAGCTTCAAAAGTCTTACGGCTACAAGGTAGACATGAAAAAATACAATGAATTATTTAAAAAATCTAATCAAATGAAAATAAACGCGACAGAACAAACGTCCACGTTTCCCTATCCTATAAATAAACTAAAAGAAAACCTTTTAGACAATAAAAATCTTATTTGGAAGACAGATCACGGACTATTTAAGTTAAATGATAAAAATATAAACTGGATAATAGGTAATGCTAAAGTATCTATGTTTAATGATAACAGATCTTATATATACAACAAAGCTCTTGCTTCATATATTAAAGACGACTTAGATAAAGCAATTCAAAACCCATGGGATTTACCTATAAACCAAAACAATAATTATACCTTTACTTTGTTTGATAATATAAGACAATGGGCTAAGGATAGAGGTATATACGATAAAGGTGATGCTAAAACTCAATACATTAAACTACAAGAAGAGTGTGGAGAACTAGCAAAAGCTTTGCTTTCAGACGATGAACCAGAAGTTGTGGATGCTATAGGAGATATAGTTGTAGTGTTAACAAACTTAGCAGCTATAAGAGGATATCACATAGAAGCTTGTATTGACTCTGCTTATAGAGTTATCAATAAACGTACAGGTAAAATGGTTAACGGAACATTCGTGAAAGATGAAAATTAGAACAGAAGACAAAATAGTTCAAGCTGTCTTAGCTAAGATGGATGAGCGTAGTTTAATAGGTCAAAAAAAGTATGGCGCTACCATGATGGAAGAGATTGAAGGTGAAAAGAAAGATCTTAATCGTTTTCTAGTAGACGTACAAGAAGAGCTTATGGATGCTTTGCTTTATATTGAAGCTGCTAAACGTTGTTTAGATAACGAGGTTGAAGACCTATGGATAAATAGACTTCATGAAGATTAAACATAAACGAAAGAAAGGTCCGGTAAGATCAAACAAAATACTGTATGATGGTATTACGTTTGCTTCAGGACTAGAGAAGTATATGTATATGGCATTAAAAAAAGCTAAAATTAAAGCTGATTATGAAGGTATGACTTATGAGTTGTTTCCTGGTTTTGATTTTACTATCCCGTCTTACGAGCGTTGTGGTAATGGTAAAGGAGCATATAAAAATAGAGGTAATAAAAAAATACTTAATATAAAGTATACCCCAGATTTTATAGGTAAAGGTTTTATAATAGAAACCAAAGGTAGAGCAAATGAAAGTTTTCCATTAAGATGGAAGATGTTTAAAAAGCACGTCATAGATGAACTACAACCTATAATATTATTTAAACCACAAAATCAAAAAGAATGCGACGAAACGATAAGATTAATACTCGAGTCACGAAACAAGTAGCTAGAAAAAAATATGCCGAAAGACAGATTGATAAATGGATTAAATGGAGGATGGAATCTAAAGGTTATATGTATTTTGAAGACTTAGTTAAATTACACAATGAACATAATATAAAATGCTATTAAATGAAATATAAAAATTGGGATAAGAATTGGGAATTAACCGTTGGGTTTTATCCTGGATTTATAATAGGAATGAGGAGTTATCCTCATACAGAATCTACACAACACGTTATATATCTACCTTTTGTAGATTTATGTTTAGAGATTTTTGAAGATTAATATGGGATTATTTGATGAAAGAATACCTTACAAGCCCTTTGAGTACCCGGAGTACTATACTGAGGGATGGCTTAAACAAGCTCAAGCGTTCTGGCTCCACACTGAGATATCTATGTCAAGTGATGTTAAGGATTGGAACGAAAGGTTAACACCTGAAGAAAAAAATTTAGTTGGCAATATCTTATTAGGTTTTGCTCAGACTGAATGTGCTGTGTCAGATTATTGGACACAGAAAGTTGTATCATGGTTTCCGAAGCATGAGATTCAACAAATGGCCATGATGTTTGGATCACAAGAAACGATTCATGCTGTAGCCTATAGTTATTTAAATGAAACCCTTGGTCTTGAAAATTTTGAAGCGTTTTTACAAGATGAAGCAACAATGAAACGCTTTGATAATCTAGTTAGTTATGATGGAAATAAATCCAGTGGAATTGCAAGAAGCCTTGCTATCTTTAGCGCCTTTGCTGAAGGGGTTAGTCTTTATTCTGCTTTCGCTGTGTTATATTCTTTTCAACTCAGAAATCTGTTAAAAGGAGTAGGACAACAAATGAAATGGAGTGTAAGAGATGAATCTCTACATTCAAAAATGGGGTGTACCCTATTTAGACACATGTGTAAAGAAGATAATAATTTATTAAAAGAGTGTGAAAAAGACATATTGGATGCAGCCTCAGCAATGCTTGAAGCAGAAGAAAACTACATTGATAAAATGTTTGAACTTGGAGATATCGAAAACCTTAAAGCCTATGACCTTAAGCAATTTATCAGAAAAAGACTCAATGAAAAAATCCTCGAGCTCGGGTACGAGCACCACGGGAAGTACTTTGAATTTAACGAAGACGGAGCAAAAGCTCTTGATTGGTTCTACCATCTTACCGGGGGGCATACTCATACTGATTTTTTTGCTGTTAGGCCTACTGATTACTCGAAGGCTAACGAAGGAGAGGATTTTGAAGATATTTGGTAAATGATATATATAAAAGACAATTTTTTAAGTAAAACTTTATTTAATAAGTTAAACAAAAAGTTAATTAAATTTAAAAAAGTTGACATGAGTGATGGAGATTGTGTGTTATACGTAATTGAATCACCTAAAGAACTAACAGATCATTTTAAAAATCTTATTGAAAAAATTGAAGGTAAAAAAATAAAAATGATTATGTGCGGTTTTAGACAATCACAAAAAAATGAGGATGATGTGTTGAGAATACATTCTGATCTACATATTCATCCTGATCAATCTGATTTTCCTGAAAGAGCCGGTGTGTTGTATATGAGTGATATACCTAAAGATTTAAAAAAAGAATTAACAGGCACTGCTTTTTGGGACCATGAAACACATGGAGACAATAACAAAGGATCTATTGATATACACAATGAAACAATGAAAAACTGTGCTGATAAATCAAAATGGACTTTAAGATCTGTAATAGGTCATAAACAAAATAGATTTTTATCATATGATAGTAATTATTTTCATAGCAAATACCCTAACAAAAGCATAGATAAAAGAAAAGTATGCGTAATGTTTTATAAATATGAGAAAATGTAACATTTGTGAAAAAGAAAAAGCAGACATCAAATTTCAACATGTACATAAGAAAACATGTTTAAAGTGTGAATTTAGATGGAAAACTAGCTTTTTAAGATTGCTAGTACAAGATAGAAGGTTATCAGCTAAAGAAAGAATAGCTCAACGTCTTGGTTATATGGGTACAGGATTCATAATGGTTGCTCCTTATGTGTTAAGCACAGGAGTAGCTGGTCCTGTTATATACATAATAGGAGGTTTAATGTCCATACCTCAAGTATTTATAGCAAAACAATGGAATTTGGTAGCTGTCAACATTAATGTTATGATAGGCTATTCATTATATTTAATCAATTCATAATATGAAAGAACAAACTTTAATTGAAATGGGTAAAAAAGTGGACTCTTTAATAAGAGTATCACAAAAACTAATACAAGAAATTCAACAAATAGATACGTTAGCTCGTGGAACAATTACAGCTTTACAAATGTTTATTGGTGAAAAAGAGTGGAAAAAGTTAGTTGAAAAAATGAAAAAAACTGAAGAAGCTAGAGATAAAAAAATAACAGAAAAGAAATTAGATTTAAATGTGGAATAATGATTGGATCAAAGGAGAAGATTACCCTAGTTGGGGCAATACTGATGTATATAAAAAAACTATTAGTGGAGGATATTTATTACAGGGTGAGTCGCCAAAAGAAGCCTACATGCGTGTATCAAAAGCTGTTTCAAGACGTCTCTATAAACCTGAACTAGCAGATACATTTTTTGAATACATATGGAATGGCTGGTTGTGCTTAGCATCACCAGTTCTTTCTAACACTGGAACAGACAGGGGTTTACCTATTAGTTGTTTTGGTATAGACGTTGCTGATAGTATCAGTGACATAGGTACAAAAAACCTAGAGATGATGCTACTTGCTAAACAAGGCGGAGGAGTTGGTGTCGGAATTAATATGATAAGACCCGCCGGAGCTAAAATAACAGGTAATGGAACATCAGATGGAGTTGTCCCTTTTTGCAAGATCTATGACTCAACTATACTCGCAACCAATCAAGGGTCAGTACGAAGAGGGGCTGCATCCGTTAATCTCACTATCGAACACCCTGATTTCCTTGACTGGTTGGAGATCAGAGAGCCTAAAGGCGACGTCAACAGACAATCTCTTAACTTACATCAGTGTGCTGTCGTTGGCGATAAGTTTATGCGAAAACTCGAAGCCGGAGATTCAGATTCACGGAATAAGTGGTCCAAGTTACTCCAAAAACGTAAAGCTACTGGAGAGCCGTATATCCTCTTTAAAGGAAATACAAACAAAGCTAATCCAGATGCTTACAAGTCGAACAGTTTAAAAGTACACATGACTAACATTTGTAGTGAGATAACGCTCCATACAGATGAGAATCATAGTTTTGTGTGTTGTTTATCTAGTTTAAACCTAGCTAAGTATGATGAGTGGAAAGACACTAATCTTATTTATGATAGCATATGGTTTTTAGATGGAGTTATGGAAGAGTTTATACATAGAGCTAAAGGATTACGGGGATTTGAAAATGCTGTTAGATCTGCTCAAAAAGGTAGAGCTGTAGGCTTGGGAGTTTTAGGATGGCACACATACTTACAAGAAAAAGGTATACCATTTGAAGGGCTATTGTCACAGTATGAAACGCGTAGAATATTTAGTCAGATCAAGATAGAGTCTGATAGAGCTAGTAGAAACCTAGGTGATACTTACGGTGAACCGCTGTGGTGTACAGGCACTGGTATGCGTAACACTCATTTAAGAGCTATAGCACCTACAGTTAGTAACAGTAAGTTGTCTGGTAATATATCACCCGGTATAGAGCCTTGGGCAGCTAATGTATTTACAGAGCAATCAGCTAAAGGTACTTTTATTAGAAAGAATCCTACTTTAGTTAAGTTTTTACGTAAACATAAATTAAATACTGAAAAAATATGGGATAAGATATTAAGAGATGGTGGATCAGTTCAAGGTATAAAAGAACTAAATGATCTTACATTTACTAATGATGTCCCAGCTAAAGATGTATTTAAAACATTTAAAGAGATAAATCAATTAGAATTAGTAAATCAAGCAGGAATTAGGCAACAGTATATAGATCAGTCTGTTAGTTTAAACCTAGCTTTTCCTTCAGAGGCTACACCTAAATGGATCAATAAGGTACACTTAGATGCATGGAAAAAAGGTATTAAGACCTTATACTATATGAGGACAGAATCTGTCCTTAGAGGTGACATAGCGGCTGCTGCGATGGACGAAGAGTGTTTGTCCTGTGACGGGTAAAAATAATGAAGGGAGACCGTTATGATCTCCCTTCAATTGCAGGAACTTTTGGGGGTGGAAGCCCATTTTTTCGTGTTCCTTATTTAATATGTCCACATTATGTCTGGGTCTTTATCTGGGTCTGCGTCAACATGAATAAATGTACCCGCTACCCCTATACGATTAAACCCAACGTCTAGTAAGCAATTTACTAAATGATATCTATCTCTTGAAGTTCTACAAGAAATATCAGCAGCCCATCCACCAAGGTGAGCGCTATTTTTTACTCCACCAACTTTCTCATTATGAGATTTAGTTCTATAACCTGAGGTTATAACTATAGCTTTGTCAAACTTTCCACGAGCTTCATCCAACATATCTAATACATGCTGCTTCATAGCCTTACCACTACCTAGGTGATCTGGACTATCAAATTCTGTTATGTTAAAATATTGCATTATTTATTTAGTTTAATTCCAACTAAAAAACCAACTATAATAACAATCAATATTACTATAGTAATTTCATTTGATGTCATATTTAGTTATTTAGTTTTACAATCACAATTATCTTTCCCGCAAGAACATTGATCACCAAAAAAAGTTAATTTTTGTATCATCTTTGCTTGCATTTCAATGATCATTTCTTCAAGTTGATCATTACGTTTTTCCATTTGATGAGTTATTGATTCTAATGACTCGTTTTTCTTTTGTAATTTAGTAACTTCATCCGGCTGTTGTCCAATTATGACATAAACGACGATTCCTAAACTGGAAACTAAAGTTCCCACGATCGCCACGAATAAGTCTTTATTAACTGGTGGTATTTCTACATAACTTAAAAACATTAATAATAATATGATTAAAGTAAATATACCGGCCGCACCGATGTAATGACGCATTTCTTTTTTTTCATTTTCCATATTAAACTCTTTTTTTAACTTTATATTTTTTTATTTTAGTTTTTCTTTGTTTAGATTTTTGTATACCAAGCTCCCACTCAGACCAACCAGCTAAAGATGCTATTCTTTGCCAAACCTGTAGTTTTGAATCACTTGAATTTTTAATATTATTTATTTTCTTAATTACTCTATCTAAAGGAACGTTAGTTGTTGCGGCTATTATTTGACCGGCAGCAAGATATGCTGGATTTTCAATAGACCAACCTTTTGTCATCATATCTTTTTTATTCCATGAGAATGACCGACCCGCTGATCTTAATTTACCTACTTTAGAAGATATAGGTGGTGATATTTGTAAAATCTCTTTTTGTAACACATCTTGATACTTAGGCGATTTTTTACCTGATTCTTGATTTAATCTTAAAGCTACATTTTTTAACACTGAAACAACAGCACCAGCAAGTCCTGTACCACGTAGAACACTATCAGCCATACCGTTAGCTACGTTAACAGCTCTTTTTTCTTTTTCATCTTCATCTTCATCTTCAAAAGCTAAAGCAAACAAAGCTTGCTGCATAGCATTAAATATTAAATTCTGTGCAATACCATAGTATATTATTTTAGATATGTTTGTTTTAGCATCACCTCGCCGATTCTTAAGATCAATAGCAGCTTTTTTTATTAATCTAGCATACTGAGCTGGAGTGTTAGCAAAGGCTAGTATAATACGCCCTAGCGGACCAGCTTGTTGTTGACTAATTCTATCAGGTCTACTAGACTGCTGAGATTCTTCTGCGGTCTCTCTAAAATCTTGAAAAGCCTGAGTTTCAGCATCTTTTTTAGACATACCTTGTTTTTCTAAAGCTTCCAATCTGTTTCTATAAAAAGTAGAACCTCCTGAAGCTATAGCAAAACTATCTGCTATTTGTGTAGGTAAAAATCCTAATCTAAGTAAACCAGCAATAACCCCTTTTGGTCCACCTTTTTTAGCCATTTCGGCTATATCAGCTTCGTTTACGTTAAGTTTTAAACCATCACGTCTTTCAACTAAAAAGTCTGAGTTAAATAATTTCTTAAAATCAGACCAATATTGTTTTTGATTAGCAAAAGCTTTACCAGCTGCATATATATTATTATCTCCAAAGTTTATAAAGTTAATTGCTGATATAGTTTGAAGTACAGCTGATCTAGTGTTAAAAAACATAATAGCACCAATAGAGTTTGTTAACCAGTCTGTAACTCTACCTGTTAAAGTATCACCGCCAAATGATCTGTTTTTACCAGTTTTCATTCTTTGTAAACTACTTTCTAAAGCATTACGATAAGACTTACCATAAGCAGCCTCTAGTTTGTTTAAATTAGCTTCGGTAAATATTTTATCAACGTTTTGTTGCCATTGCTCTAAAAACTTAGCTCTTTTAATAGTATTAATACCTTCCATTAAGTCTGTAGTAATATTACCAGCTAACCAACTTTCGCTAGGTTTTGCATATTGATCACCTTTTTGTAGTTGCATTAGTTCATCTGCAAAAGATCTTAATTCATTATTATTTTCTATAAAATTTTTAAGTTCTTTTATATCTGTTTCAGACATACCTGGAATATTTGTACCTTGCTTATTCCATATGTAAACTCTAATAGCTTGTTCTTGTGTAAAATTTTCACCAGGTAATTTTTTCTTTAATGTTTTAGGTACAACATTTAATTTATTTTTAAGAGCTTTAAAATCATTACCAAGCGCAACTCTAGATCTTGATATATTATCCATTGCTCTTGAAAATGGATTTAATAAATGAGCTTTATACCAAGCCATTTGACTATCACCTATTTTACCCTTACCTAGTGTTTTATATAATAAACCTACAAAATCTTCAGCTGATGGTGGTATAAACCAATCAAACTTACCTTTACTAGAGCCTACTACTTCTGCTTTAACTTTAGAGTATGTTTTTTCTGATGCAATACCAGTTTTATTTTCAATTATATCGTTGAAATCTTTATCAAGACTCAATGAATTAGTAAAATTTGATTCTTGTTTATTATTAAACTTATCAATTAAATTAAAATTATTTAATATTTCACTAGTAGAAAATTTAGGTGACTTACTATATAACGATTCTTCTTGTACTTCTTGAGGTACAATAGCAGGACCTATTTTTTTATTGTATTCCGCTTTAAGTCTTTCAACACTTTTTATACCTGCAATATCCGCACCAGCATTATTTACACCAAAAGTTTCTGCAACAGTTTTACCTGTTTCTAATTCTAAATTATTAGGATCAATACCAAATCCGTTTTCAATAGTAGCTACATTAAGATTAAAATACCTAGCCCATATATTATCATTTAAAGTAAAACCTTCTGGGGTACTTTTTATGTAATTAAAAGGTTTTCCATCAATACCTATACCTTTTAATTTATTATCATCAAGTTTAGATAAAATACCTTGCATGTAATTTCTTTCTATACCTTTGAAGTTTTTATCAACTGTTCCACTAACGGCTTGTTGAAATAAATATTTAGCAGCTAAAGAAGCTGGTAGTGTGTGTTCTTCTACTATCTCTACACCAAGTATATTTTTAGCTATAAACTTCATAGGAGCTGAAACTCTAACAAAACCATTTTGATGACCACTAGTTTTAGATAAAATACCAATGATATATTTAGCATTTTTAGAATCATCTTTCATCATTTGTTCAAAAACTTCAAACATAGCCTTTAAACCTCTTAACTTAGCTGCGTTTTGCGCTTTAAGCTCGTTGCTTTGCCATAATGTTTCTAAAAACTTATTCTGTACGGTTCTTTTGTTTCCTTTACCAGAAGTAAAACCTTGCTTATAAAACATAACTTTCATGTCTGCTAGTTGTTGTTTAGACACAGTTGGACTTTTATGATCTTTTTTAGCTTGATATTTTGCTCCTTCATTGCCCGCCTGTTTAGAATCTTTAAAAAAGAAAGACTCACTATTACTTATTTTGCTCCAGTCTGCTTTTTTATAATCTACAGTCTCATCAATATTTTTTATGCCTAGTGCTTCTAATACAAACTTTTCTTTACTAGCAGCTCTTAGTTTGTCATTATTTACTAACTCTTCATTAGAGTTTAATATTTGTGTAGGGTATTTTTTAGGATTTGCTTTTGCAGCTTCATTAAATTTATCACTATTAGCTTTGTAATAACTAGCAGGACCATTTGTCATAGTAGGTCCAAGTAATGCTATTATTTCTTGTGGTAAATATTGTGGTAAAACCTTTTGAAAGAAATCTACCATTTCCATTTTATCAGCCCAACTACTAGGATCAAGAGGACTAACACCCATTTTATCATAAAAAGGTTTCCAAGATGAAGTATTAAAACTATTAAAATCATCTTTAGCAGATTCTAAAGCAGCTTGCTGAAATATATTTATACCACTTATTTCTTTTACTTTAGTGGTACTAAACATAGAAGGATTTTTACCCTCTGCTATATTGTTTATAACCAATGGGTTATATCCTATAGACTCTAAATAATTTCTAGCAACAGTATTAGTCATACCTCTACCAACTAATTCTAGTATGCCTTTTAATGATTGTGATGTATTTGTTCTAGCTTTAAATGTAGGGTCTTTAATAGTGCCCTCCATACCTAATTCATCCCTAAGCTTTTCAACAGTTAAGTTTGGTTTTTTTGTCCACTGTGTGTTATTACCAACTCTTTTGCCCTTATCATAAAATTTATTAAGAACATTTTGAGGCACACCGGTTGATTCTCCACCAATCTTAACCATTTTGTTAGGATTTGATTTTGATACAACACTTTTTATTTCAGTGTGACTATCAGGAAGCATGTTTAATATTGCTTGAGCATTTTTATTAATATACATCAAAGCGTTTATAGCGTCTTGATTTAAATTATCTGCTTTTTGAAATATTTTATTAACAGGTATACCAGTTAGATCTGCAATACCCTGCTCGTCTAAAGTTTTTAATGTTTTATATGTTAAGTTATCTATATTTGAAGGCAAACCTAAGCCAAATACAGAGTTAATTAAATCTAATGAACCTAGCTCTTTTATTTTATCTATAGTATTTTTTATAAAAGACTCCCTAGCTTTATCATCTGAACCAAATAATTTTAAAGGATTTGTAGTAGGCTTAACATCTCTTTTTTTATTTGTTTTAGTTTCAGTAGGTATATCCGCTATTTGACCTGCTCTTTCATCATCTATGCTAGTTGTTACAGCGGCATCACCTATTTGACTGTCATAGAATTCCATTCGTTTAGGAGTGATATTACTAGTAACCCACGTAGAAAACTTAGATTCTTTAGGATTAAACCTATTCATTATGCCTTTAAACTTAGAATTAACAAAGCTTACCGCCTCTTGCGGCGCTATAGTACCTGCTCCTTTTCTATAACCTAAAGCTTTTAAAGCAACATTAGTATATTGTCTTAATAAATCTTTTTCTTGTGTAGAGTTTTGTTTAAATGGAGTAGTTTTATTTTCAGTAGCTAATTCATTTATAGTATCAGTATTAGTACTTAATATTTCTTTAGTATCAAAGCGTTTAGATCTTGATTCAGTAGTTTTTGTATCTTTTATTTTAACACCACCTGGTACTGCTTTTATTATAGCACCACTTAAATTACCTGACTTCATGCTTTTACTGTATTCTCGCATGAAATCATATATTTGTTCACCACTATCAAACTTAATATTTTTAAAACCAGCTGCTCTAAGTATAGGAGTTACTACATCTAATAACATTGTTCCTAAAGTATCATTGTATTTAATTTTATCTTCAGCTATAAGATCAGAAAATTGTGTTATAAACTCATCAGGATTATCTTTTATATAATCAGCTTCATAATTATCTGTAAGTTTTTTATCAACTAACTTAATTTGATCTTCAGTTAGTTTACTTTTAAACTGTTCAATTATTTTTTCATCTATTTTAGCTGCATTAGCTAATATACCGTGCAATAATTCGTGACTACCAACAGTTACGGCTCTTGTTTCAGCAGCAACTTCTTTGTTTATATATATAGTGCCATCTCTAAAAAATCCATTAGCGGCAGCTTCTTTTTTTCCAAATTTTTGTAATATTTCTGTAGTTGATAAATTATCTACAACTTTAAATTTTAATGCTTCTGCTGCTTTTTTTACAAAACTTACATCTTTTTCTACTTTTTGTGCGGCGTCTTTTTTAATAACATTAAATAATTCACTATCACTTGTGTTTAATTCTTCATTTAATGTATCTAATTGTGCTTGTTTTTGTGCAGATAAAGCCTTATTATCTATTTCTTTTATATCCTGCTTAAGCTTATTAATAATTCTTAATTTATTTATAGCCTCTGCTTCTGCCGCATTGTCAAGTTTTAAACTTTTTAATCTGTTTGAGCCACCCTGTACATCTCTAAAATTTTGTTTTATATCTTTGCCTTCTTGTTCTGATATGTCACTTCTATTAACCATCCTATCTACCTCGTAGTCTACTATTTTTTGACCATTTTTAAGTTTAGATATACCAACTTGAGCTTCTCCTACTTTTAGATTTGGGTCAAATGCTTTAGCTGCACTTGAATCTAAGTTAGAATTTTTTAACAAACTAGAAGCTTTAACTTCATCTTGCATCATTCTTACTTTTCCTATATAACCAGCAACCCCAACAACTTTACCGTAAGGACCTAAAATACCTTCTTCAATTATTTGTTTAGCATCAAGCTCTTTACCTGACATAATCATACCAGTAGCTTCACCGGTCATACCTACAGCTGCTTCTGTTCCAGCTGCGGCAACAGCTCCTCCTGCAACAGCAACAACCTTGCCAGCAACACCAGCGCCGGTTCGTTTACTTATCATTTTTAATGCTGCACCACCCGCTTTTACAGGTAGCATTTTAAACATTGTTTCTATAGCAGCAACACCAATACCTCTTAATTCAGCGTTGTTTATTATTTCTTCTACATTTTTTTTATTGCTAAAAAACCTACTTATTTTTTCTTCTGTTAGCTCACCTTTAATTCCATTGTTTAATTCTTCACTAAAAAACAATTGAGTTTCAAGTTGTTTCATAGCACCAAACATTAAACCATTAATTCCACCTGAAACACCACCAGTGAGACCAGCTACGGCACTTCCAACTGGCCCACCTAAAGCACCAGCCGCAGCAGAAACACCCGCTCCAGCAGTAGCACCAGCAGCGCCATATTTAAGTGCTGCTTTTCCAACTGCTTTCGAAAGAAAAGGAGCGCTACCAACAGTTGCAATAGAATTCATAGCCATTGGAAACCCAGCATCTGGATTATCCCATAAAGCTTTCAATGTTGCTATGGTTCCATTTTCACCTTTTGCTATATATTGTGAATATGCTTTTTCATATCGACCAATACTAGCAATTTCTTTATTATCTTGTACGTTATTATTTGCTGCTATATATTCTTGATAATCTCTTTTAGATAAAGTGCCGTCTTCAAAAGCTTGCATTAATTCAGCTGACTCTTGGCCTAGTTCTACGCCTTCTAATCCCTGCATAAAAGATCTTAAACTTGAAGCAAATATACCTTCGTCTTCTTTACCTTTAGGAGTAACTTTGCTTATTACATTGCTTACTAATGCAGATTCTGTATCCGAAGATTTTAAAGGATCGGACACGATTTCTTCTGTCTCCACAACCGTATCCGGCGTTGTGGTTGAGCTCTTTACTGGTTTATAATCTTGAACAAAATCCTCATAGGGATTTGTATAATATTCAGCTTGAGCTAGTTTTTTGTGAAGAGTTTTATAATTATCTTTAGCATAATCTTTTTCAAATTCTTCAAAACTACCAACATAATCCCCTCTTTCGTTTAAAATAGTATATAATTCTTCCATTAATTTACATTTAAAAATCCTCTTTCAACAGCAGGAGCACTTGAGTTTCCTTGACCTCTTCCATCTGTTAAAAATGCTTGAAATCGTGCTCTAACTTTTCTATCAGCAGCAGTATTACCTAAATAAAGATCAGCTATTCTATTATACCAAGCATTTAATCCACCAGTTTCACCCTTGCTATCACGTTCACTTAAATTAAATACTTCCATTATGTTAGCATTTGCAATTTGTTCATCATAACCTTCATCTCCTGGACTTCCTCCTTTTATAAATCCTACTGAATTTTCAAATCCAATCATTTTTTCTTGATTTGGTGGATCTATGTTAGCATCTCTTTTTGTTTCAATAGTTATAACTCCTTTTGCTTGAGGGTTTATTTTTAAATCATTAGTGCTAGGTGGGTTATATTTAAAACTCTGTGAATCATTAGCATTGAGTTTTAACATGTCTAATTGTTGCTGTGGAGGTAGATCAACTATATTTTTCAACATACTAAACATATCGTTTTGACCACCTAAGCCATTAGAACTACTTCCAGATTTAATGTAATTTTTATCTTGCATTATTCTACCTTTTCTAACCTTAGGTACCATTGCTTTAGCTTGTGCGTATAAAGCATTTTCCATAGCAAACCAAGAATTTTTATTTACTTGTAAAGAAGATGAACCAACTGTTATTAAACCTGGGGTTAAATCATCACCTGGATCTTCAAGCCCTTGCTCTTTCATTAAATTTCTAACATCTGTTCTTATATTTTCAGGTAAACTATCCCAATAAGCTTCAGCCGTATCATAATTAGAAGCATAACTTAAAGCATAAGACTTAAGATATGGTTGCATTCTTTGAGCAATAAGAGCTTCATTAGTTACTGTTTGTTCTTGCATCATTCCTTGACCTATAGAAACCAACTTTGATTTATTTCCTAAAACAAAATCATCAATAACTCTTCCTTTATCATCTATTAAACCTAAACTATCTTGCATTATTTTTTGAATAGCTTTATTGCTTTCTGGTATTATACCTGGTTCTTCTTCAAAAAAAGTAGAAGCTTTAGTTATTGTAGGTTCATCCATTAAAGGACCATCATGCCTAACAGCCCAATCACCATCTTCGTCTACTAACCAAGTCATTTCACCTGGATTCATACCAACGGTAATTGCCATTTGTTTTCCGTATACTAGCCCTTTTGGACTATTTAAGTTTAATCCCCCTTGTGTGTTAAGTAACCTAGCTTGAGCGTCTTCTGCAAATTGTTTTATAGAGATATTTTGACGATCAATATTCACACCTAAACTTGAAATTCTAGTTTTAAACCCTTGTAATTGTTTTAATGCAATTCTTTGCTCTTCAGGTGTTTCAGCTCTTTTAGCAGCTTCACCCGCCATGTTAAGTCCATCAAGTTGCCACATAGCAGCTTCTGCTAATTGAGGGTTATTAGCTCCAGACTTTGATACTAACTGAGTAACCGCATCTGTGTTTTGAATTTGAAAAGCCATAGTCCAATCCATGTAGGCTTGACTTTTTTCTTGCCTAGCTGTTTTTTGAGCTTCAAGATTATCAAAAGCTTTTTGAGTATTAGCTGCAGCTTGTGATGTTATAGCAGCAAAGTCTCTACCTTGTTGCCTAGTGAAAGAAGATAAGTCAGGTCCTCCTTGTTCATAAATCTTTGTATCATATTTTTTATTACCAAATCTTGGTAAATTTCTAGATTGATATCTAGATTTTCTTTGTTCTGCCATGATCTATTTTGTTAATTAGGGTCCGGTTAAAACATTACCACCTGGGGGTTTTGTAGTTGAAGAGTTCATCATCCCAATACCAATATTTGATAGACCTCTTATACCACTTGTTAAAGCGGATGTTTTAGCTTGACTAGCTGATGCTTCTTGATATGCACTTTGATTTATACTAGATTGCACTCTATTCATTTCTGCTGTTTGTCTTCTTTCAGTTGCGTCAAACACAAATTCTTTACCTAATACATCAGCATTTTGCATTCTTTCTGCCTCACCTCTTAGGTTTTCTTGCATACGTAACCCTTCACCATAATCTGCGTTTTGTAATCTAATAGCTTCAGCTTGTTTAGCTTGCATTAATCCTACTTCACCTTGTGCCCTCATTTTTTCATTGCTAGACTCTTGCTGCTGTATACTAGCACTTATGCCTCTTTTGCCTTGTAATGCTGCTTGAGCTAAAGCCGTGGCTCCACCAGCGCTAGCGCCACTAGCCATTAAAGTGTCTAATGTGTTTGCTAGTGATATATCTTGTTCTTCTGCTTGAAATTCAGCAGCTGAAGTAGCTACACTTAAATTAGCAAAAGGATTGCTAAGATCTTGAGATGTATCAGAAAAACTATCACCTAAACCTTCTATCATTCCTGATAAATCTGTTATTCCTTCGTAAGGGTTTATAACATTTTGCCTCTCGTCTTCTAATCCTTCTAATTGAATCATTAAACCTTCTTTATCTCTTCTAGCTCTTTTTTCTGCTTTACCCGCAGCACTTGTTGCTATTGCGGTACTAGCTATAGTTCCCGCAGCACCTATAGCCGCGGCGCCCAACATCACACCAGTTGTTATTACTCCCATATTAATTTATTTTTTTCATTAATTCAAACGTTGGGGTTGGATCTTCAAACCAACCTAATTCTTTCATTACTTTTCTAAGTCCATTACTTTTACCTATAAACAACATATATTTATAACCTAGTTTAATAGCCAAGTCTTGCGCTGTATTTACAAGTTTTTCTATTATTTTTTTTCTGTCTTTTTTATATTTAGGATCAGATATTATAAATTCTAACCAACATCCTTTAGAGTTGGTTTGAAATAAAAATCCAGCTAAAACTGGTTTATTATTTTCTTCTACAATAAAACCACCGGTGCCATTATCTGGTAATGCATCTTTGTTTATTATAGACCAATTATGACCTTTCCACCAACTAACAAGCATCTCCCAATCACTAGACTTTATTTGTCTGACTTTTAATTCCATTTAATTTAATTTAATTTAATATGCAGATTCTACATAATCTGAAGATGCTGCAAATAATTCTTTCATTCCTCCAGGATCAGTTAAAGTGTCTGTTGATATTTTTACTGTAGCAAAATAACCTTTTATACCTGTCATTTTATTACCAAATATAACTTCTCCAGGTGCAGCAACACTTGTGTTAACCAAGTTTGCCATATATTTATTTTCTTTTCTAGTAAATCCAGCATGAAATAAAGGTGGAACTAAAGTAACATTTTTTTGTGTAAAAGGTATTGTATTTATATTTGCAAACTCTTGTGCGGGATTAGAACTATCATATGTACCTTCATTATAACTTAATACAGATGGTATTTTTTCACCTGTTTTATCTTGAGTATTAACGGTTTGATATAATTCAAAATCTGTGTTAGGATAACCAATACCTGTAAAATCAGAAACAAATGAATCAATTTGCCAGCCATTACTACCTTCATAGTTAACAGTCTTAAATACTTTAGACATACTAACTTTAGGATTAAACACAAATTCTACACTAGAACCATATTGTCCCCCATAAAAATAAGATCTAGGCTGTGTAGCAACATAGTGTTGGTATAAAGAACCTGAATCATTAGCTTCTTTGGTTGTTGGACCACTACTGTAAAATTTACTTTTTAAACTAAGCATAGTTGCTGGCTTGTAACTATATAAGCTTGTCCAACCCTGCACCATTTCGTCAAATGATAATGTTTTATATGGAAGAGTTGTAGATTTAGGTTGAATAGAAACTACATATTGTTTGTTATATATATCCCAACCACCTATTAATTTTCCGCCATTTAAACTACCAAATTGATCTCTAAAAAAATCAATCATACCATAGTTAGATATTTCTGTTATTCCATCTTGTGATAATCTAAGTACTGCATTTCTATCTTTATCAGTAAAATATTTTCTAGTACCATATACAGCAAAACTTTCTGGATTTTTACTTATACCAAAGTTACCAGCGTAAGCTCTTACTTGACCTATAACTTGTGTGCCTGAAGTTGTTAAAGATTGACCTTCAGCTGTATATATAGCATCTTTATCTATTAAAGCGTTACTAACTTTTTTCTCTTGAAAAATAATTAAATTTGTATCTTCTGCAAATAATTTTTGAATTGAACCATTTATAGGATCTACACTTCTTGTTATGTCTGTACCTACTGAAAATACATTAGTATCATTTATGCTTGTTCTTGAGTTAAATATACCAGAATATATTAAAGAGTTTTTTCTAATAGAAGCAATAGGATTATCGTCAACTACATATGCTTTAGCGCCGTAATCAGTAGATACATTATTATATCCACCTCTTATTCTCGCTTCTTCTATGGCCCAATTATTGTCGTTAGCAACAGCTGTTTTTGGATAAGTATTATTACCTCTAGATCCATTCCACACAGCTTCTCCTCCTGTATTATCATTAAGGGTTTTGCGTAAAATAAAACTGTTAAAATACTTAACTTCTATTAATGCTGCCATAATTTATTATTACTTATTTATTTATATTGTTACACCACATCCCAGTTATAATAATAGTCACCCACTCCAAGGGTGTTTGGAAATCCGGAATTCCTCCAATCAATATTTGATATTACAACCTTTCCAGTATTATAATAAGCATACGAAGACACACTCGAAATGAAGGGACTAGGGATTGCTTGCACTTGATAAACTAGGTTGTATGGTGAATCAGTTGAATAAAACTTTAAAAATGTACCTTCAAACGGAATATTTTCTTGAGGACCAGGGCGATTAGTAAAGTTTTGAGCTATTTTATTTACCCATTCACCAGCTTCAGAAGTGTTCCTAAAAGTTTCATTTAGGAGCTGAATCCTTTGGCCATCAATAATCCTTGCACTAACCCCAGTCATTATAACTCCATCTGGGTGATTAGGCGTAGGTGGTGGTAAGGGTAGACCGGCGGTATATGTAGTAGGCTGTGCCGTTCCTTTTATTTTTTGGCCTTCACTATTAAACTTACCAACCCATTTTCTGTTTTTATTTGTGCTCCCAAACTCTGGAACACTTTCTCCATTAGGTTTTTGATACTTTGCACTATTAGAATTTTCATTACCATATTTTGCATTTAAATCATCATTTGATGAAGAAGAATAAGAGTAATACTGATTATTAACCGTATCAGTATATTTAGTGGTCATTTCTGGATTAGTATAAAATTGTGTTACATATCTAAGAGCCCACTCTCTAGCATAAACTGGGTTTTCAGGTACAACAAGTTTAGCATTTTCTATATCAACATTACCATTGCTGCTTATAAAATATCCAAAATAGCTTGGAGGGTTAGCGCCATCCATTAAAGGTTTATAAAAATCACCGTATGTTAATTTTACTTTTTGACTCATACCTGCAAAGTAGTTGTTATATACGGAGTCTATAGGTGGACAACTGGTACTAGTTAATACGGGTATGGGTTTATCACTTGTATTGTCACCATAAGGATATCTAACAATTAACCTGTAATCGCCAAAATAATCTGGTGTTGTGGAATAACCTTGATCTTTACCAAAAGCAAATATTCTTGTACCTTTTACAGACAGTAGTGGTGTTTGGCCTTGTGCTGTTATGGTTGCTGTTTTAACTTGAATAGCATCTGTGTTATTATAGCCATTGTCAGTTTCAGAAGTAGCCGTATTTGCTTTGTCTGTAATGCCCGTGCTAGTAAAATCAAGTAGGTTATTATTAGATATATCATAATTATTAATAGATGTACCTCCAAATTTTATAACATGTCCTTCTATATCAATTGCAGTTGTCCAGTTATTAGGATAGTTTCCATTATTTGTATTTCTATATTGTAAATATGCAGGATATATTAAAGATGGATTATCATTCTGAGGCGATGTAAGATTCGATAAATCAAACTCAAAATCAACCATTATGTAACCAGTACCAGCTGTTAAGCCACTAGGATTTGTGTTTGACGAGCCCATAGATAAAGCATTTCTATTTGAGTTTTTCCAGATCCAAGTAAAATCGCCCGAACCACAGACACCTTCTGCATCTAATGAAGCTGTTTGTGATCCAGATTGGCCTATTATGGGATTTGGGGTAGGTTGACCATCAATAGGTGCTCTAGTAACTTCCGGTAAAGGTGTTGATGTAACTTCATTAGTTTTATCAGTACTCCAGTAAAAACCAGAAGATTCTGGTCCTTCATTAATTTGTTTTTCCCCATTATACCAACTACCGTTAGTTGATGTGGTGTTATATGCTTGGCTACCATCCGCCCCAGTTTCGCACGTTGAAGATAAACTTTGTACAGAACCATTGGCATCTTCAAGTTTAACAACCACACTTATTGTACCATTTAAGCTACCAGTATCATCTCTTAATTCTGCTCTTGATTCTTGATTTAAATCTTCTATTTTTACTATTGTTAATTCTGGGTTGTTAGGATTTGTTGAATCTTGACTTGCAATAGACCAAGTTAAATCTAAAGTCTTACCCTCAGAATCAACACTTCCATTACTTCCTTGGTAAGTAAACAAAACCGCCGCTCCAGCCGCTGGATTTATATTGCTAGGACAATTTGTTATAATTGGTTTAGAATTTTCTAACAAACCACTTGCTGTAACAACACTAATTATACTAGTATCTTCATTAATTACTTCAAAGAAAAATTGATAACTTTCTTTTGTAGAAGCATTACTACCAAAATAAAAAGTATTAGCTGTGGAAATAGTATATGTATCTGGAGAGCCTTCTTGTTTAGTTAAAGTAAAATCATTTGTTCTAGTAGCACCTTCTCCATCTTCCACCCACCAATTATCAATTATAGAATTATCAACTTGAACCATAGGACCATTTGTTACTGTTTGTTGATAAGGATAAAAATTCTTAGCAACACCAGTGCCTGTGGTCATATTTTCATTTTGAGAATAAGTCCAAGTAGTATTTTGTCCAGGAGCAGTTGTAAAACCTTTTATACCTGGACTTTCTTGCTCTATAGCTAAATTTAAATCAGATATAAGACCAGATGTAGATGTTTCCCAAAATATATTTAATCTTGAATCTACTGGCGCTGTTTCATATATACCTAATAAAAAATTATAAGTACCACTAGCTAAAGGACCAGAGCCTATAGGATTAGTGATTGAAGATTGAGACACCCTACCCATGTTTGGATTACTTTCTGTTTGATAAATGTCACTGTAGGCAATATTTGTTCCTAATAGATTATCTTCTACGCCTATAGTATTAACAACATCAGGCTCTATAGTAGGATAAAATTGCGTATTGAATACCGGAACGGTTCCAGGTGCAGTTTGTTGAGGAGTTACTCTACCAAATATTGGTACTGAACTTCTAAACTGTACTTGTACCGGCCCCACGTCTGTAAGGTCTCTAGGAACTTTATTTATATTATCACCTAATAAAGTTATAAAAGCCACAGTATCTTGAGGGTCTGGTGGGGTAGCTGGATTATTAGGATAACCGTTTAATATACCTGGTAAATAAACGTTATAGTATTCTTGTTCTTGCTGTTTAATAACAACTTTATATGAATACCAACCTAAAGGATTATAATCAGCATTAGTAATATCTCCATTGTAAATACCAGGCCATCCATTAATAAAATTAGCAGCATTACCAGCATAAATACCAGTGGTGCCTATAGCTTGATTAAATAATATTTTTATTGAATCACCGGGCCAAGAGTTAATATCATTATTAGTGGTTCCTTTATCTTTTCTATAAGGAAAATAAACAGTAGATCCACCAAAAGCATTTATATTTCCAGATTCAAAATTTTGTACAACAGCCGAAGAAAGTAATACTGTTGACTGTCTACCAAACTTATCAGATAAAACAACACCAACTTGGTAATTTCTGTTTTGTTTAACAGTATGCATAGGATATTCTACTATACTAGAGCTTGGTACTGCCTCATCATCGCTGGTGGCTAATGAAAAAGCATTTTTATCATATATACCTACGTTATAATTTAAAGATTCAGGAGGAGTATGTTGTGTTTGAAAATTACTATATACAATTCTATTACCTATTATTTCTTGACCGTAAGCTCTAACAGGTACCTTATCAAATACTCTTATTAAGTCAGCGGAGGGAAGTGTTCTATATGGTTTATCGCCTTGATAGTTGTAAACAACTACATTATCAGTACCACCTAATTGTTCAAAACCTTCAATACCATCTCTAGATATTTTATCTACCAATTGAACAGCTAAACCATCAGATTCTTTATAAAGAATATCAATTTCTATTACTTTAAATTTATCATAAAGTTCATTTGCTTGACAAGGTAGTGGAATTTGAAGTAATATGTTATTTACTTGATTTTCCATAAAAGCAACAATAGTACTTCTATATGTTGAATTTTCATCTTTTGTATTACCTGAAAGAGCTGAATCATTGTCTAAAAAATAACCATCTTGTTTAGGTATAAAAGCAGGTTGAGTAAATGGAGCAAATATTGAATTTTCCCCTCCATCAAATTTAAATCTATAACTAAAGCGTACAAATTTATCTTTTAAAAAGTCAGGATCACCAGGATAATTGGTTACAGTGTTGCCATTAATATCCGGTCCTGCTGTTTGAAAAGTAGGATTAAGTGTTGTGCCATCTGCTGCAAATTTATCAGTAGCATTATACATACTTGAATAATGCGTGGCAGTACTTGCGGCAAAATTACTAGCAACAAAAAATCTTAAAACATCACCAACGGATAAAGTAGTTGCTGCACTTACAACAATAGAATTACCGGAAGAACTAAAAGATAGTATGGTCCCTATAACCGTGTTATCAGCTTTTGCAACACTTGATCCTACAGATGGTATACCTGTTAAACTATCTGTAACAAAACTTATTGTAGTTCCAGCTGTAACAGTAGATTTAACAACACCACTACCCCATTTATTAAAATATAAATCTATAGTTTGATAAGGGTTGTAAGTAGCAACTGAAATTTGTTCTTCAGTTGTGTAATAATTATTAGAAGTTTGTTCTGTTGAGTTTGTAGAAGCCCTACTTACGTCTATTTTTCTTGGTTGATTTCTGTTATCGGTCCAAAACAACACTCCTTCTAATATATTTATACCATAAATAGGATTAGTTGTAGAAAAGTTTAAAAAAGAACCAGTTAATAATAAATTAGATTCTCTACTTAATACATTGTGTATATAAATATAATTATGTGATTCATTATTATATGTTATCGATGTTTCAAACCCTGAGTCAGTATAGTCTGTTAAAAATATATAAATATTATCATTTACTTTATCTGTAAATACACCTATTGTTTTTAAATTACAATCACCACTAGTTACAGGATTACAACCACTTATTGTTTTAAAATTAACTATTTCTTCGTTACCTAAAACATTTTCTAACGCTCCAACGTCGGCACCCTCTGATCTACTTACTTGTATATTAAGTCCTTCACGATATTCGCCGTTTGGTAACAACCTAGCATCTAGGTCTTTATTCATTTTAGACTTAATGAAAGAGTTTTTAACTTCTGCCATTTAATTTATGATTTAATCCACTTAGATTTACCTCTCATAATCTGAATAAACTCATTAGATTTAATGTTAGATAATCTTATTTTAGCATTTCTTAATTTTGCACTTTTTTCTTTACGCAATCTTTGTATTATATACTCAGGCTGGTTTATTCTACTAGCTAAAACCGCATGCATAATATAGGCATATATAGCTTCTTCTGCTAGCTTAGGTACCTGCATGTCTTGATCATAAGCTAAACCATCAGATATATATTCTAATATTATTAATTTATCTTGTAAATCACTAGAAAAAGACATTTTACCTTCTCTTTCATTTATAGTAAACCATCCATTAATCTGAGAAATTTCTGGTTGCATGCCATATCTTTGACCATAAGCTAAAGACTCTCCATAAAAACCATATAATCCATCCGCTATAAGTCTACCAACAATATCGTCTCTTATTTCATTAATTATATTAAGATTATTAGAAGCCCAACGAGCCTCAATTAAAGATGTTCCTGTTATGTTTTCTCCTTGGTTTGTTTGAGTTGGTATTCCTTGAGCGTCTTGTATAGGTTTTGTGTAAGGATTTGAGGTTAATGTAGTAGGATAAATAATATGTTTAATGCCTTGAGCGTCAACCCACGAAACGTTAACATAATTTACATAGTCTTGAGGTAAAGGAACACTTAAGTTTACTGGTATATTTAGTTCTTGAGAATGAATACTTCTTAATGTATCATAACTAAATTCCTGTAAAGCTCTTTTTGCATGAAACATTAAATCTGTTCGTTTTACACTTGAAATAAGCTTACCAGTGCCAACATAGGCTACTAAAAAATTATTAACTACATCTTTTATTTTTATGTATTGGTAATTAGCATAGTTTTCTTCCACTACAGTGCCTAGTGCATCTTTGTTTCCAAACTTTCCACCACTTTCACTAAGTAATTGTATAACAACATAGGTTCCAGCAGCAATTGTGGCTGCTAAAGTTATAATGCTATTTAATACGGTATAGGATTGTATATATTCGGTAAAAGTTCCCGTGGCTCCAGATGTGCTTGTATACAGTCTAAAGTTGTTATTATTATAAAGAGGATTAGTTGGGTCGTTGGAACCAAAAGTAAGTGCTGTATTAAAAGTGGTTTTAAAAACAGTTTGTCCTACGCCCGCGCTTGGATTAACTGCTATTACTACTTGTGTACCGGTGAAATACTGAGCGTTAGTTTCTGTTATTAAACCTCCATTAGGTGTTGCCATAGTTTATTAACTTTTTGAGTTTTGTTCATTTGTAGCTGATTCTTGAGCTGCTGCTTGTATTATTTGAGGATCTCTTATTATTATACCAGCATACATTAATATTTCTATTATTAAACTAGTTTGTTCAGATTTGTGAAGTTCAAAATCAACATGACCACTAGGCAAAGCAGCTGACTTTACGTTTGAGTTAAATATATATTGACCTAAAGAACCTACACTAAAAGCCCAAATTGGTGGCGCCGGTTTTCTTATAAAGTCAACTTGTATGTCTCCTGGGTTATTTATAGAATTAGGTTTTACAAATAATTTTTCGTTTTCATATAAATAAACTGGATAAGTTTTTGTAGGCTTAGTAAGTAAAGAACTATTTACATGATAAAAATCAGAACGATCTATTCGCTCCACTTCTATTTCATTATTATACAACACGGTACCTAGTCTATAAAAAGGCGTACTAGATGTCGATTGAACATCATTTCCAAATGCATCTACAACAGGAAGATTCCAATAGTTTGTTATACCATCAGGTAGGGTTGTTGGAAGAGCATTACCAAATGTTTTAAATATAGCTATTTTTTCATCAAGATTAACAACCCTATCAGCATAATCTGTATCGGTTTGCGGTACTCTTATTTGCTGATTAATATCTTCAAAATACTTTTCAAATATTTCAAGTTGCACTTGATTACTAATTTTATTAAACTCTTCAGGGGTTATATAACCTCTTTGTTCTTTGTTTAATATTAATAAAACCGTTTGATATACGGTATTTACGGATATAGCCATTTGTTATTTTTATTATAATAAAGGAGGCATTACACCTCCCTTATTAGTATTACACATTAAGAAAGTTTTTTCTCTATTGATTTATAAATATCTAAACCTTCATCTGTTTTAAAGAAAGAAGCCATAGCAGCATATGGATGTTCATCAAAAGGTACAGTCATTAGCTTTTTACCGTTTGTAGCCCATTGGAATGTTTTTTGATCTGAAGCTAGTTTAATAATTCCAGCCTCTGTTGCTTTTATAGCAAAATTTCTTAATTGAACATTATCATCTTTAGCTAAGTTTAGAAACAATTCTGCGTTATCTTTAGCAAACATAAGTAAATCTCTTTTGATCTCCTTAGAACTCATCTCTGATACTTTAGATCCCATTTCAACTCTTAATATTGCCTCTGCTTCGTCAACATCTAAACCTCTAGCTATGTTTAAAGCATCTATTTCTAATTCTAAATTTACTAATTCATCCTTAGCATCCTCTATAACGTTTAGTTCATTATACTTGTTACCTTTTAAAGGATGGTATAATGATAGTATTTTTTGTAAAGCTTGTTCTTTCTTTCTTACTGTCAAAGAACCATCTTTAAATATTATATGACCAAGAGTGGCTTCACCTTTTTGTTCATCCTTAAATGGTGAATTTTGGTTTGTAGCATATCTTATCTCTCTTTGCTCATTTAATTTTTCATCAAACCACAGTAAAGCATGCTTAGTTGTGTGTCTTGATGGTATTTTTAAAGTTAAAGGTTGATTAACACCTTTTACTAAATATGTTCTATCTTTTATTTCCCAACCTTGTTGTTGAGTTTTTGTTTTTGTTGTCATAATATAATATAATTAAATAGTTAAAATAGTAAAGTAAGGGTGCCAAACGACACCCTTGTCTTTACATTAATATTAAACTCCTTGGAATAAAACGAAGTTGTTAGCAGCTTGTGTTACTAAACATCTTTCAGATAGGAAGTTAACTTCCATAGCATCAAGATTTGAAGTATACGCACCACCAGCAGAACCAGTTAACCAAGACTTCATACGTCTGTCTTCTGTTTGAGAAGCTCTATATCTAACGTGTAAAAATGGTCGTCTGATGTTTGTTCCTAAAATTTGGTCATAAACTGTTGAAGTTCCAGCAGGTACTAAAACACCTTCAATAGAAGATGGTCCTGATTGAGCTCCACGAGTTGATGCATCATTTAGGTATTTCCAGTCAGTTTTATAAAAGTCATAAGATCCTCTGCGAAAACCACTAAATCCAAGATTTAATGCCATTTCTTCAGAGTTTTCAAATAATCCATAAGCAGTACCTCCAGCAGAACCCATAGATACTTGCGAAAGCATGTTATCGAATTCTAAAGAAGTTGATCTATTTAAGAAAAGCATATTTTCTTCGATAGCTCCTTGAGTATCTAAATTCTTAAGAATTTCATCAAAGTCGTCTAAACCAGCTGCGCCAGCAAATCCAATTTCAACGTTACCTCTAGCAGAAATTGCAGAGAATAAACCCTGAGTACCACCAAGACCAGCTGCTAAAACAGCAACTCCAGATGCCGCAGCAGTTTGTTCACCTTCAACACATACCATTTCTAAGTAATCTTCAAAACGTAATCTTGTTTCAGATTCAGCTTTTAAGTACCATAAGTATCCAGTTGTTCCATCTTCTGTAGCAACTTCAACCCAACCTATTTGTGCCATATCAGATCCATTTATTGTATAAACGTTTCTTATGATAATAGGAGAGTTAGAGAATTGTGTAAAAGTAGGAGTAATAGTTACTTGTGGTTGTAAGGCATTGTTGTTTGCTAAAGCACCCGCGCCTGCATTTGCAGTAGCAGCACCTTTAGTAAATTCCGAACCGTATACAAATATCTTAACAGTAGCACCCATTGTAGCCGCTGGAAGACCAGCAGTTAAATATGGTTGTACAGTTAAAGCACCAGCACCAGCACCTGCTGTTGCCGTATTACTTGCAGATACATAACATTTTGCTTCGTTACCCGCATTATCCATTACTACTATTGTTTGACCTGGACTAATTACGTTAGCAATAGCAGGTACAACACCAGCAGCAGTTACAGGAATAGTAATTGTTGGGTTAGCAGCACCTTGATTATTAACACAATTAGTGTAAGCTATGTGTAATCTGTTTTGTTCTGACCAAATAACTTGATCGGATGTCATAGGCATTTCTGCCCCTACCATACGTAAGAAGCCTGATAACGTTCTGTTTCCATAACGCTCTACTTCTTGTTCGTATAACTCAGGTAGATATTGTTGTGCGAAGTTACCTCCAGCAGCACCATCAAAAGCTAGATATGCACTAGCTAATAATTGTTGTGTTTGCGAAGGTACTATCGTACCAAATTGTGGTATTAAACTCATTTTTTAATTTTTTTAGTTAAATTTCTTTTTTTTGATTTTTAATTGTGAAGAATCAAGTCCACTAATTGCTTTTACTTTTAAACCTTGAACAAATACATTACCTTCAGATGTTTTTCTAGGTTGAGTACTTATATTTTTAGACTTAGCTAATTGATCTTTTATTGAATCAGTTTTACCTTGATCATAAAAATGTTGGGCTATTGTATCAGCATTCTTGGCCGCATATAAAGCTTTGTGATAACCTTTGTGATCTCCTATTTCTCCTTTATCATTTAAGAACGTCTTAATGAAATTAGAAATATCACCTTGATTATCAGCAACACTTGAAGGATCTTTAATACCATATCTAAATTTTTTGTCCCCTACTTTAAAATCAAAACCTTTGAAATCATCGTTAAGGAGCGATTTAGTTTTGGCTATAAACTCCACGTGTCTAGCATCACCTGCTTTTTTTTCCTCATTAAATCGGTTGAAAAAATCTGTAGCTTTTTGTTGGTCTTGAGTTACGCCGGGTCTCAACTTGATTTCGTCGTAATATTTTGTTTTCAATCCCTCTAAATAGTTTTTAGCTTTTGCAACTTCTTCTTTATAGGCAAGTTTTTTCTTACGAATGTCTCTTGCCTCATCTAATTCCTCATCAAAATGGAAAGAGTCTTCAATTATAAATCCTCTTTCTTCTGCATTAAGATGTGGTTTAGCTGTTTTGTAATATTCATGTAATAAAGACTCACTGTCTATGTTTGTATAATCAGCGTTTAAACGTGCATAATCGTTCACATCACCACCGGTGTCTTTCATGAATTTAATTAATTTTTCTATATTTTCAGGTAGTTTTTGTGCTTCAACTTCCTTTGGTATTTCTTTTTGTTCTGATACGGCGTGGGTAATTTCATTGCTTCCTGCCACTCCGCTCTCGTCAATGTTACTTTCTTCATCAGTTATTTCTTGTATTGGTGAATCAGATGTTTCTTCTACTTTTTCTTCGGTGGTCCGTATTTCCTTAACCAATCCTTCGCTGTTTTTACTGTCTTCGAGTTTTTTGACAACAACATTGCTATCATTTGTCTCCTGTGTTTGAATGGCATCTTCTTTTGTTTTTGTTAAATCTACTTTTATTATTTTAGGAGTTGATTTTTCTCCAAGATTTTTCATCTTTTTAGCAGACTTTATTTTAAATTCACCTTCTGTTTTGGTAGGTGAAAGATTTTTAGTTTCTAATTTAATCTCTTCTTTTTCTTTTATTTGTGTTTCTTGATTTGACATAATATAATATAAAATTAATAATAATTAACTAGGATTAAATTGCTCTAATCCAAAACCATCTAAACTATCATTACTTGATTCAAAATTTTTAGGTAATAAATTGTTTTGTCGTTGGTCTATAAGTTCACTTTGTTGTGTACCTTGTATTTGCACTCTATTGTCTTTACGATCTTCTACTGATTGTTCTTTTTGTCTTTGGCCTTGTTGTTCCATTTGAGCTAATTGCATTTGATAACTAAACTCTTCAGCCATCAATTGTTTTTTATTCATAACCTCTTGTTCCATTCTTTGAATTTCAAACTGAGATTTAGCTTGTTCTATTTGAACTTCTGTTTCTGCTAATGCTTGGTTTTTTTGAACTTCAGCCATAGCTGCTTTTTCAGCTGATTGAGAATTAGCTTGAGCTTGAGCCTGTATATTTTCTAATTGTTGAGCCCTGTCTTTTTCTTCTTTTTTCTTTTGTCTAAATTTAAGCATTTGATTAGCAAGCTTGAGGTTTTTGACCTCTCTTAAATCAATTGCATCTTCTAACCCAATTGTTTTTTGCTGAAGAGCTATTTGTATACTTTGTTCTAGTTGTGCTTTTTCTTCTTCGTCAGGTTCTAATTCTAAAAATATACCAAAATCATGAAGAGCAAGTTTTTCTATTTCGCCCAAGGTAGCAACATTAAATCCATTTATACTACCTATTAGCGATGCTTTAGTTGTTGGAAATTGTAGCATATCAGCTACTCTTAAACTTATATTCTCACAAGTTCTAACTGTAGAATACATTAATGATTGTAATATGTGTCTAGTTGCTGTATTAGAATTAGCAGCAGCCATTTTTTGTAAACCTACTAGCGCATTTTTATCTGGTGAACTTCCATCTCTAGCTTCATTAAGACCAGTGACATCTCTTATCATTTGTAAATAATATTGATAAGTTTGTATCATTGATTGAACCTTAGACATACCATTAGAACTTTGTAGTTCCTGTATTGGTACTTTACCCCTGTTAGGATCCCCATCCTGTGTTAATGATCTACCAACTATACTACCAGTTTGAAAATACATGTTTAATGCTTCCTGAGGATTATAGTTTGTTCCATTACCTAAATCTACTTCAGCTAAACCATCAACATCTAAATAAACACCATCTGGAACAATACGAGATAATACTTGTTGTAATTTTAAATGAGTAATTTGAATCATATCAGCAAAACCAGTTATTCTACTTACTAATGAATCTATTCTTCCTTGATACATTCTAGGTGCAGAAATTACATAATTCATATTAACCTTAGTAGTATCAGCAAAGGGTCTAGTCATATTTTCACATAACTTCCATTCTAAAATTTCACTACCCATACCTAAAACCTTAGCTCCAGAATATAAAACCTCTATAGATCTTGATATTCTTTCAAAATTATCATTAGGTGGTGGATTAAAAGTATCTGGTTTTTCTAAAGTTTTTTCTAAACCTTGCTCAGTTTGTTTTATTTTAAATACTTGATCGTGATACGTTTTATATTCAAAGAACAAAATTTGTACTTGATCTTGAGTTTGTTGACCCCAGAAGTTACTTGTATGTGAACTTCTACCAGGGTATTTTTGAATTTTTTCTAATTCTTGGTCTGTTAAACTAGGAAATTGTCTTTTAACTTCAGCTAAAGTCATACTTTTAACTTCTCCTACATAATATATATCTTCAAAATTAGGATCATCAGTGTATGAATAAACAATATTTGCTGGATTAACATAATCAATTGTAACTCCTTCTGATAAATTAAAACTTGTTTTAACACAACTTATACCTAGTATTGTTAAATCTTGAGCTAACCTTTTTTTAGTTTCATCAAATTTATTATATTGTAATATGTTTTCTAAAACTTCTTCTTCAGCTATCTCAACAGCTTGCTTAAAGTTTAATTGTAAATATAAATCTAATTCCTCTGTTGTTCCAGGTAAACTATCTGGATTAGCTGATGCAAATAAGTTAGCATTAGGACCTAGCTTAGATTGTAAAGAATTTATAGCTTCTTTGTTTTCTATATCTCTTATTGCATTTTGAGCAAATTGAGTTTTTTGTTTTAAAGCAAAAGGATCTTGAGCAAAAGTTTTTATTTGATAACCTTTTTCAGTCATACCATTAACTACTATATCTACAAACTTAGCTAAAACAGGTACTGGTTTCCAATCTAAATTTAAATAAGATAAATCTCCATTTATAGACAACTCATCTTTATATTTTTGTATTGGCTGTTCGCCTCTTGCATATAATCTTAATCTATTAAAATTTTGAAAATTATCAATAAATCTATTTTGTCCACTATTGTTTCTAAACCATTCGTGTTCTATAGCTTGCGCAACGGCTAAACCATACTTGTAGGTTTTTTTCTCTTCTTCAGGTACTACCTGATTTGGAAAAGTGCTGTTATAGTTAATGTTAACCATTTATTTTCATTATTTTTGAATTGTACCCTTTATTGTCATATCTTTTAATACCAACTGGGACTTTTGATATTATCCTTTCAGCATATGGTGCATATCTATTTTTATTACACGCCATTATTGCTAACCCCGAACTAATAGACGCATCATGTTTTGTTCTGTTATTTATATTAAACTTAGCCCAATCTTCTAGTGTTCTTTGAAAATACATGTCTCCATATCCTTCGTTTACTTGACCAACAAAATTTTCTATATAATCCTCTACAGCAGCTGCGTGAGCTTGCTTTATATCTTCACTTGAATTAGGTATACCACCTATTTCTCTTTCTGTTACAGATAGTTTATTATATGTTTTGTCTGGTCTATTTATAGAATATCCCCTGTATCCTCTTCTTTTTAAGTAGTATAACAATCTTGGTTTGTTATTTTCAGCTAATATTGGCATACCATAAAAAACTAAAGCCATTAATACTTCTTCAAAAAATATATCAGAAGTTTGGGGTCTTGCTATGTATTCTAAAAAAAAACTATTAGGAGGAACATCCTCCATAGAAAACTTAGTTAAACCATGAAGAGATCCATTTGAACCTCTACCGTCTACTGTTCCTGATATATCATAAGAATCACAGCCAAACGCACCAGTATGATCGTTACCTGGATATTTTATACCATTTTTAATTAAATATTTATTTTGTAACTGCGATGGTGGAATCCATGATATTAAAAATCTTCCATTTTTATTAGGATAAAACATGACTCTTGTATCTTTAACCCCTCCTTCCCATTGAAAGCTACCTTGTGTTAAAATATTTGTATTTCTTAAATCTTCATTATAATCTATTTGTTCATAAATCTTAGTTAAATTAAATAAAGATTGTTTTGCTTCATCTCTAAAAGCATGTTTTTCTGTTCGTGGAAACTGACGATAAAATTCGTTTAAACTATCTTGATCATCTTTTAAACCATCAACTTCGTTTTCCCAATGCGAGATAACTCCGATCTGAATCTTGGATCCATCAATGCCGGCGACGGGTTTTTTTGGAGTGTCGAATACAGGAAATCCATGCATATCGATGTATCCTTCGTAATTCCATTCCATAGGTATGAACAAACTATATAGTCCTGAGTTAGTCTGACCATTACGGTTTCTATTTGTGACGTTTGATGAATCATATAGTTTTTTAAAATTAGTCCCTCCTTTATCTAGTGCATTGGATGTTGAACCCATCATGCATCTACCAATTATTCTGCTACCTAATCTTAACGTTGTTTTCGTGACACGCCAGTTATTGAGGATGTTGTCTGGACGCTCCCATTTCCCGGATTCGTCGTGGGCAAGGATCTTAAGTTTCTCACCGTCATACGAGTTGTCCCCTGTGTTCTTCCAATCGATTGTGGTGTCCAACCCGACAAGGTCCTCGGGACGTTCGTTCTTATCAAGTTTTCGCCGTGTGAGTTTCGAGGCAGGGATCCTATAGGCGAGTTCGGTCTTGGGACGGTCCATACCGTCCTGGATCGGTTTGAAGAAAAAGGGGTAATTGACTGATATGGGTACAACCTTATCGGTAAACATCTTCTTTGCATCAGCTCCAGTCTTCGATAATATCCCATATCTGGAATCCGAAGAGATGGTTGCCTGGTGTACAAGTTCCGAAGATGCCATGAATGAAAATCCAGAACGTCTGTTCTTAAGGTAACACAATCCGTAAGATCGGGTGTCCAACTTGCATGCCTCCCAGAAAATGTAAAAGATCCTGTTTGACTCCCTAAAATCTGGTTGCCCAACATCAATCTTGGTCCATTGCAGGTACATGTAATGAGAACCAGTAATATAACTAGGATTACCTTTGTTATAGAACCAGAACCCTTCATCGCGTCTTTTAAACTCTTCATCAATGTAATCATACCATTTATCTTTAAAAAGGGAAGGATAATTATTCCAATCAAAAACTGTTTTAATTTTTGATAATTCTGATGGATAACTATGAGATTCCCAATATTGTTCATCTTTTTTGCCTGATCTTTTATAAATGTCCTTTTCTAATGGAAGTGCCACTTTGAGACCTTGTATTTCATATACTTCACCAATTTGACCAGTTTTACTAATAACAATAATATCATATTCTTCATTGTAACCTGTCTCCCATTTTTTATATCTATTATTTCTTTTAAGTACTTTAGATTTAATATGGTCTGGTAAAATTTTATATAGAGTTTGTTGATACATTATTTAGATCTCCCCTCTGCAAAACCTTTAAAGTTTGCGCCTTTATCTTTTTTAGAACTTTCTTTTAACATACTTTCCTCTTCTTCTATACGTGTTAGTATTTCAAAAGCATCAAAGATAGCTAATTTTTTTGTAGCCGCTGCATTTTTTAATCTATCAGCAGAAATATCTTCTTCTGAATCTACAATTTTTTCTTTTGCAACTTTAATTAATTCCTCTACTGCTTTTTGCCCAGCTTGGATTATATTTAATTTCGTTTCCTTTGTGTTCATATTTAATTACAATATCATTTGATTCCATACAATATAAAAGTTGCTTATCAACAACAAACTCAAATTCTCGCTTAGGTTTAAATCCTACCACGTCTCCTTCTGTTATTTCTAGCACTTCTAATGAACTATTACTATACTTTAATATACCAATGTTCTTTTTTAATTTATTATCCTTAAATTCATTCTTTTCATAAAGTGGTTTTACAAAACAAAAATTTTCATTTGTTTTCCACTCATCATTTCTTTTATATAAATATATTTGAGAAGGCATTGCAAAGTATAAATCATCTTTAAAAAACTTAGATCCATTTACTGATTTGCCTTTCATATCATAGTATCTTCTAAATATGTTATGATGTACTATAACTATGTCTCCTTTTTTAATATAAGTTTTTATTCCAAGTGGAACACCGATAACTTTAGCAGTTCTATTAATGAATTTATGATCTGAAATACTAGAATTAATAATTAATTCTTTATCATCAACATTTATTTTATTATTATATCTTTTACCAATAGGCTGTATTATAAACTGGTAAATGCTGTTCATTAGTATTCTAGATCATATTCGACCGATATAGCCATATTGGAATTAAATTTTTTCCATGGTAATACCTCATCTTCTTTTTTAATAAAAATATTATAAGATGATTCTTCTTCATCATATAGCACATGAGAGATTGTGTGACCACCATACACTTGCTGTCCTATAGCATAGTGCATGGCATCATTTTTATAATCAGAACCAATGCTGATTTTTCTTATAACTTTACTACTCACTTTTTTTATCTATAGGAGTACAAGTGCCGTCTTCTAAACTAATATTAACAGCGCCATATTCTTTTTCTAACTCTGTTTTTAACTTTTCAATTTCTTCAACTAATATAGCGTATTTATGATTTAATTCATGCTTTTGAGTTTCAAGATAACCTATGTCTCTTAATAGACCACCTAGGTCTTCTTGCTGTTTTTTGATTTTAGCTAATTGATCTATTGTAATTTGAACCTTAGCCTCTTCGGCTTTTATTGATTTTACTTTTTTCATTTAATTTAATTTGATTTAATTTTTACTAGTAAAGGGCTAGTATTCCCGTTGCTGTAGTATTGGCTCCTATATATATTTTTCTAGCTTGTAAATCCATAGGTCCAACTGGAGCTGTTATGGTAACAAATTGATTAGCTGGAGCACCTGCTAATTCTAGTTTAATAGTACCGGCAACACCTATCCATATGCCAAAACTATCTCCACCTGATCGTGAATCAAATTCATAGACACTTTCTACTGCACCTGCAACTGTACCACTTCTAGGAACTTGAAAATCCCCTGCTACCATTGTACAAGTAACAGAACCTGTTATAGCCGGAGTTAAAGCACCAAAAGCTTGTATTAAACATGCGGTATCAAATATAATAGTACCTAGTCCTATGTTTGGACCTACACCTGGATTTAATGGTACACTTGTTGCTGCTCCTTGTATGTTTCCATTACGTCTTGTTTGAACTGGAGTTATACTGGTAATTACTCCGGTAGCATCTGCCACAAGTGTATATGAAACACCTATTCGATCATTTTGTTCACCAGTCCCTACACCTCTAACACTAGGTCTTGCAGAACCTAAAAAAGTTCCACCAGCAGCCGCACCAATTGATGGGTATGCTACCGCAGAAGCGCTAGCGGTTATGTTTGCAGAGGTATTAGCTCCAACAAACCTAGCACCAGGAATTGTTACATTTGATAATGTTGCAGCTAATTCTACTTCTACTGCATTTGTGAACATATCACTTTGATTTTGTTGATACATATTTATTTTTATTTATTTATCTTTTCCTTTAATTTTTTCGTAAGTTCTTAATCCACCTAAGCCTAACATACCTAACAATACGGTCATTAAATGATCCATCTGTAAAGCGGGTGGAGCTTCGGTAGTTTTTGTAACCCATATAAATAAGTCTCTTATGACAAAATTATAGGCCAACGCTACTCCACATATCCAACCAATAAACGGTCTCCACCCAGCAACGAATAATGTACGGTGCTGAGCTTCAACTGCATTGATCTTTGTTTGTAATTCTATTAATTTTTCAGGGTCTAACTCTTTACCTTTTATTGCTTCTCTTATATCCCAAGCCAAGTTACCAGCAACGGTTTTATCTCCGTTACCTTTGCCTAAAAGACCTAGTAAGAATTTAAACATTTATTACTATTTTTTATTAATATTACCTCGTTTATTTAAAGCGCTTGCTTTATTAACAACAGGGTTATATTTATATAAATCTCGAGTATGTTTTTTTATCCATGAATCACTTGTTACTTCTTTACTCCCGTATCCCATTTTATGTGTTTTTAATATTTTCTTTTTTATATGCTGTTTTTTCCCAAGCTAAAGCTGGACTACCTTCCTTCATTTCTGAACGAGGATATGTTTTGCCTTTATAGTACACATTATCATCATCATAATCTAATATACCATCTTTCATTTGTTGTATATGTATATCTTCATGATTAATAACTTCCTCTCTTTGTTTTGGATCTTTTATTTTTTTATTTATTAATATATTTCCATTTTTATCTGCTTTACCTAAAATACCATCATCTAAATCCATTTCATGAACTGGCGTTACAAATTTTGTATATGGAGGATTATTTAATTTAAAAGCCATATTATTTTTTATAAGGAAACATTTCGTTTAACACATTTTTTCTTTGCTGACAACCGCAGGGAACATTAAGCCCCTGCGATACTTTGTCAACAATACTTTTAATCCCAGTTTTAGTGGTAAATTTCTCTATACTATCACCAAGACCTTTACTACTATGCATATGTAGCTGTAGCCCAATACATTCTAATTCCACTTGGATTTGCAGCAGTTGCTATGTCATCAAATCCCGGTGAGCAAGTAGTTACAACGCCTCCTGGATTAGCAGTCATTGCTCCTCTTACAGCTGCAACTAATGGATTTTGTTGACCAGTGTTAAGTGTTGGATTAACCAATGGAAGCGCGGTGTTTGTACTTACTGTTAATGTTAATGTTCTACCACCAGCACCTCCAGCAGCAGCAGCTTGAGCAGCTCTACCAGTTAAACCGATAACTACAGTTTTTGCAGTACCACCTGTAGCTCCTGTTGCTACAACTGTTGTAATGTCTTCAACGTTTACTAATATATTATTTATAGGTGATAGCGGTGCCGCTACAGCTGTATTAGTACACGGAAATTTTATAAATTTTGCCATTTCGTTTTTGTTTTAATGTTTATTGTTTTATTGTTTTAATGTTTGGTTAGATTTTATACAGTTCTATTCTGTTATCTTCTAACTATTTTTTTAATTGTATTTAATGGACCTTTTTTAAAGAATACACCGGCTTGTTCTTCAGATATAAGACCCATTTTTTGTTTTTTAGGTTTTTGGTTTGTGTTTTTATTTGTTTGTGGTTCTACCACTTCTGTATTTTCTTTCTCTACTCCTGTATTTTTTTCTTCCATTTCGACATTTTTGGTTTGGGAGGAAGAATCCGGGGAATCTTCACCTCCAGAATTAATTTTTAATTCAGTAGTATAATCTTGCGCCAGACCTCTAGCTGTATAATAGTCTTTACGCAACTGAGAATTCATAGGAAAATCAGATAAATTTTTATTTTTAAAAGCCGGATTATTTGTTACCGCTTTATTATCTATACCATACCCATCACTTTTAGAATCATATGTAGTAGAATCATTACCACCCACATCAACACCCTCAACATTTTGTTTATGTTTAATACTTGGATCATGACCAGGGTCATTAGGGTTTACGTGAAGAAGAGGACCTTTTTTATAGAAAGCTTGTTTTTGTTTGACTTGTTGAGTAGGTACTTTACCTTTAACTACACCTGTACTAAGATTTTTAATTGGACCAGTTTTATAAATTCCTGAGCCTATATCTCCCCTTGAAATACTGGAACCAGGTAGTTGTATTTCTTTTCTTCCTGGCTGAATTTTATTTATAACATCTTCTGGATTTATTTTTGGGGATGTAGGTTTATAACTTGATCCTGCTGCAATTTTATCTTGAATTTTCTGGCCTGCACTAGATATTTTATTTATTTCAATAGATTGAGTAGGATTATCACCCCTATTACTTATTTCTTCAGTTAATGATTGTGTTGCTGTTTGTGGTTTTCTTATACCCGGCTCCATAGATGAACCTTGAGATACTTGACCTCTTTGTCTATCTATAAATTGATTAGTTTTATTAATCAATCTCATACCTTTTTTTCTAGCTTTGCCACCATAATCAAGACCAGCTTCTCTTTCTGTCGTAAAACTACTTTGAGATGGGGATAACATAGCTTGACCTACTTCACCTATTTCAGCACTCATATTATCACCCGCTGTAAAGTTTAAACCGGCAGCCCTTTGACTGGCCATAGCTTTAGCCATTAGTTTTCTTTCTCTTCTTTCTGGGCGAGTAAGCCCAGCCATTTTATCATCTTTCTTCATTTGCTTTCTAGCTTTTCTACCAGCTTTACCACTAGCAGAAACATCACTATCATAAGTTTTCATAAGCTTACCATCTCGTGTTGTAGAACCACCATGCCTTGTTAATATACCTTTAGCTGAATTTTTAACAAGATCAATACCTGCGTTTTTAATATTTGAATCTTCACCAAGGCTATAATCTTTCATGAATGATGTATTAATACCACCACCACCACCAGAACCTTCATCTTTGTATTGTGATTCAACTGGCTTTTTGTTTTTGATAACTGTCTTTTTCTCTGGATTACCTAAAACAACTGGAGTAACTGGATTACCTGAAACAACTGGCTTTTTTTCTTCTTTGCGAACATTTTCATTCCTCCAGGTATCAACTTCTAAAGTTTTACCTTGTGTTCTTGGTGCTTCATTGTTAAGATTAAACAAACTATTAATAGTGTTTGTAACTCGCTCTCCAAAAGAAGATGTAGGTGGGGTATTATGATATCTATGCGAGGCAAGTGCACCTCTAGGAGATGTTGAATTATTTAAATCTCCTGGATTAGATTTACCTCCAAATTTTGTTCTTAATAATTTAATAGGATCAGGAAATTGATTTAAAGGACTATCTTTTTTATAAAATGGTTGTTTTTTCATTAGTGATGATCTTTATCATATTTCATATCTCCGGCTAATTTAGAAATATGTTTTTCATCAGCTGTTTGATTTTCATCTTTATGGCTACCACCATATTTTTGATCATCTAATACATCTCTTTTAAGATAAGATATATGAGCAGCGTCGTCACGTTCAGACGCGTGTACGTTGCTTGATGTTACTTTTGAATGTCTAGCGTTACCGGTGTAACCCCCAAAGTGTCCTTTTTCCATTTTGTTTATGATTATAGTTTAATTATTACTTCTTTTCTTTAAGTTTTACCCATTTAAATACTGTATATCCAATAGTTACAAGTAAAAGTATAATTTTTAATGATACTTCTAATTCAGTCATGGTTATAGCTAACGCTACACCGTTTATAACAAGTAGTTTTATATCTGTCATTTCCATTTTAATTTGTTAAATCTTCTTACCTTGAGCCAAAGCAGTAACAGGGTATTTTACCTGCATTGAAGCTCTTGATTCAGGAAACTTAGATACTTGCATACCTGTTATACCGGAACTAGATCCAGATCCATGCAATCTTCCACCTTGATTTAATGGTCCATCCCATATATGAGATTCACCTACTACTCCAATTTTTTGACCTTTACTTGCTTTTTGATGTGCTTTATCGTTATGCATAATTATTATTTTTATGTGTTGAATTTTTTGCGTTGTTAATTTTGTGTCACTTTGTTTATTTTCTAAATCTGCCTTTTTTCATAAACGCAGCACCTTTTCCATATGAAGTTTGAAGATTATCTATACTTTTTTGTACTTGGTCACCTGAATTTGGTCCTAAACCAAGACCATAATTAACATCTTCTAAAGCTGGACTATACATTTGGCTTTCATTTTGAGATGTTTTAACTATGTCTTCTATAGGGTTTAAAGGATTTTCTTCTTTAGGTGGTTTAATTTTTGGAGTTGTAGGTCCATCCGCAACAATAGACTCTCCGGAATCTTGATCTTCTAATCCAGTTGTAGTATCTTCTACACCATCATATAAAAAACCATTGTCTTGCTCACCATTTTCAGTATTGTGTGCTAGTGGTGTTATAGATTTATATCTTCCTAGTTTATCGTTCATCTTGTTTTATCGTTATTAACGTTTTTTATTGCTGCTATTAAAACCTTATCTGTGTAGGTTTCCCCTCGCATTATTTTATTCCTTCTCTTACTAATAGGCACATCTTCATCACCTAACATAATTCGGTACATTCTAGCTATTAGTTGTTTACACTTGAAAGAAACTTTATAGATATTGTACTTCTGGGTAGTTCTGTTTCGTTCTCTCCACACGACTATCCAATCGTTTTTTATCATTTTGTTCCAGCGTCTGTTGTCCCAACTGTAAGCATAAGTACCGACTTTGAAGTCTTGTTTACTAAATAAACCCATGCAATCAAAATATATAAGTAATTCTAAATCTGCATCGTTTAAACTATTATTTCTGCAAGCCCATTTTCTAATTAATCTATAGTGTTTTATAAGATTAAGTTCTTTAATATCACCAGCAGTTAATTTTCTCATAATACCACTACGACATCCTGTAATTTTATAACAGTAAACTTTTCTTTGTTAAACTCTATACCATGACCAGCATGTTTATCATAATATATTTCATCTTTTTCTTTAAGACCTTTTATATCATTACTAACAGAGACAACACGGGCTTTTTTATATCTTATGTCCTCCCTATCTTTTTCAATAAGAATTAAACCACCTTTTGTTTCATCAGTGGTTACTTTCTCACTTTTAATTATTATATTGTTCCCTATAGCTTTCATTGTCTTAAGTTGTTTATAACACAATCAGTTGACAATATTGTTGTAGCTACAGATACCGCATTTATTAATGCACTTTTAGTAACAAGTAAAGGATCTATAATACCATTTGTAATCATATCTACAGAGTTACCTGTAACTACATTTAATCCTACACCTTTTATTTTTGGTAATATATTCGGGAATTTAATACCGGCATTGTCTAATATTACTTTAAATGGTGATTTAATTGCATTAAGCAATACTTGTTCACCTTTATTTTTAGCTTTTATATTTTGCATAGCATTTAAAAGAGCAATACCACCACCGGGTACAATCCCTTCTTTTATTGCTGCTTTTGTAGCACAAATAGCATCTTCTACTCTATCGGACTTTTCTTTAAGTTCTATATCAGAATTAGCCCCTACTTTTACTATCGCTATTTTAGCTGATAGTCTTGCGAGTCTTTTTTCTAACATAATTATCTTACTGGCTATTGGCCCATCTGATAATTCTTTTTTAATTTGGGTAATAATACTTAAGATTTCTTCTGAAGGTTCACCCACTTGTATTACAGTATCTTTTTCTGTAGTAGTAGATCTTAAGCATGTACCCAACATTTCTGGTTGTATAAGATCCATATCATCACCTAGATCTTCATTTATAACTGTGGCCCCGGTTAACATAGCTAAATCATCGAGTTGTTCTCGTTTGTTTACACCATAAGTAGGAGCACCTATTATATTTACTTTAATGTTGCCTTTTGTTTTATTCATAGCTAATGTAGCGGCCACTGGCGTTTCTACGTCTGCTATAATAAGTAAAGGTTTTTTGTTTTTAATAACATATTCTAAAACAGATTGTATCTGTCTTATGTTTTCAACCGGTGATTCTATTAATAATACTGCCGGATTTTCTAATTCACATGATTTCTTCTCTGGATTGTTTACAAAATGAGGATTAGCCATCCCTTTATCATATTGTACCCCATCAACTATCTCTACTTCTGTTTCTGCTTCAGGAGAATAATCCATCATAACTATACCTGTTTGACCAACAGATCTAAATGCATCACCAATAATTTTTCCAAGTTCAGGATCATTGTTGGTTGATATCGTAGCTATATGATCTATCATATCGCCCTTAACAGGTAAGCTATTTTTCTCTAAATACTTAACTACTTTCTTAGTAGCTGAGTTAATACCATCTTTAAGTGCCCTAGAACTTACTTCTACACCTATTTCTGATGCTTCTTTAAGAATTGCATGGGCTAATACAGTTGCGGTTGTGGTACCGTCTCCTGCTTCATTTACTGTTTTGCGGGCTGCTTCTTTTAAAAGGGTGGCCCCCATATTTTCTACTGGATCTAATAAGACTATTGAGTTTGCAACTGTAACCCCATCTTTTGTAATTAATGGTCTACCTGCATCATCTTCTAGTAGTACACATTTACCGCTAGCCCCTAATGTGGAGCTAACAGCTTGTGTGAGTTTATCAATTCCTTTAAACACTTGATTTTGAGCACTTTGCCCAAAATTAAGATTCTTGACTATTAAGTCTGACATATTTGATTAAATTTGATTATATTGTAGTGTTCTATTTAAAGGTCTTAACGACTTTTGGGCCATTTAAGAATTCAACTTTCTTGCTGTAATGCTCGACTGATGCGTCGATAGCACTTTCAGCACCATCCATTGTTTCTCTTCTGGTCACGTCAATCCATTTATCTTCTTGTGGATCTTGGTATTCAGTTTGATAAAAACCGTTAGGTAATTGAACAATCCGCCAGTGTTTTTTACTAGCAAGATGTTTCCAAAGGTTAATGGTTTCTTCTGAATTTTGTGGTTGACTACCCCACGATTGAGTCTGGTAAAATAGTGTCATTGGTTTTGGTTTTAATGTTTGACAATAGGTTTATAATATATTATCACTTGTTTTTTTGGTTTTTTAAGTTATGGTGCAGTTTCTTCTGCTAAAGCTGTTACTTGAGCGCTTGTTAATACAGATGGGAATATTCTTATTTGATCTACATCACCATCAAGTGCGTATGTACTAGTAGAATCATAAGCACCTATATTGTATCCCGATGTAATTGTTCTTACTGAACTTTGAGTACTTAAAATATCACTACCTGATAATGTGCCATCAATATATATTTGATTAACTTTTGTTGATGCTGTATAAGCACAAGTTATATTAAACCAATTACCTAATACTATTGTTGATGTAGCGGCATATGATGAGGGATCGTAATTATAACCCCCATAACCTCTTCTTGTATGAATTGATATTGTATTACCTGATACTGGAAATATGATTAAATCAAACATTTGATATTCACTTCCACTAAAAGGACTTGATTTACCAGTTACAGCATAAAATACTGAGGGTATAGTATTTAATTTTACCCATATAGAAAATGTAAAATCTGTATTTGTAGCATTATCTAAAACGCCTGTTATGCCTGGGAAATCAACAAAATTGTTACCAGAAAAACCTGATAATGCTTTACCATATTTACCACTTGCAGAATAAGATAAACTTCCCGTGATAGTTCCGTCTAATCCTCCAGGACAAGTATCATTAACATTATCTTCAAATTGATATAAAGCAGTTGCTGTAGTTGGATAATTACAAGCACCTGTTGTCCCTGCTTGTGGAACCGCTGTTGTACTTATTAAAGTAAACCAACTAGCTCCATCGTAATACTCTACTTTTTTAGTTGTAGTGTTGTATCTAAATTCACCATCTTTTAAAATATATGAACCCCCTGTTACTGGTCTACCACCTGAAGCTGTTGATGAAAAAGTTACAGTAGCAGTACCTGTGGTTTCTGTAATTGTATAAACTTTATCACCACTAGTCCACGCACCTCCACCAACTTGAGTTAGTGATGTAGTAGCATTAACAAAAGTAGCTGTAGTTGTACTTACCGTTCTTAAAATTACAACACCAGACCCACCGGCTCCACCTGATCCACTACTTGGTTGTACATCTCCATTTCCACCACCACCACCACTTCCAGTGTTATTTGCTGCGGAAGGCCCATTTGCATAGGGAGAACTTCCTGAAGCTCCAGCAGCTCCACCACCTGTTCCACCTTGCGTTACATTTCCTAAATCGTAGTTTGCTCCACCACCTCCACCAGCAATGTCAAAAGCAGAGCCAGTTATACTTGTTACGTTTGAATATGTTTTTCCAGCCCCACCGTATCCATCAGTGTTTGATGCACCAGCATTAAATCCTACTTGAGTAGCACCACCACCTCCTCCACCGCACTGAAAACTACTAGATCCAGGTCCTCCATTTCCTCCATTATTTCCTGAACCAGTCCCTATAGCAGATCCTCCACTAGCAGTGGTTCCAACCCAGTTACCTCCAGATCCTCCTCCAGATCCTCCGTCAGATCCAATAATTCCAGAAGCACTGTTTCCAGGCGATCCACCGCCACCACCTAAAGAAGTTATACTATCAAAAGTAGAATTAATTCCGTTGTTACCATTAGATCCACCGCTGCTATTTACAAACACACCACCACCACCTGTACCAACAGTTAAATTAAGTTGAACACCAATATCTACAGCTATTGTACTTTCTTTTAATTCACCAGCTCCACCTCCACCTCCTCGATACCAACCACCACCAGCACCACCACCGGCTACAACAAGGTATTCTACAGATGCGGTACCACTAGTTGAACCTTTAGCTAATACTACTCCATCTGTATTGGTCTCTACACTTGATATTGTCGTAGGAAGATCTATAAGATCTGGTGTTATTACTTTTGTTATTGCCATTATTGTTCGTTATATAATAAGGTTACTTGAGCGCTTGTTAAAGCTGAATTAAAAAATCTTACTTGATCTATTCTACCATCCCAAGCGTATGATGAATAACTCCCGTTCCCATTATATTGCCCTAGACATTCATACGCATAAACGGATTGAGAACCTGTGAATGCAATTGTGGTTGTTGTACTAACCAATGACTCATTAATGTATAAATCAATTGATTGTGGAGAATACCTATAATTTAGAGATAGGTGATAAAATGTAGTAGGTAATAGTGTAAAATTACTAGTGTTTGCAAAGCCATAATAAGTCCCACCGTATCTTCTTACAAAAGTTGCATTATAGGTATTTCCGCTAACATTTGAAATATAAAGTTCTGAGGGAGCATTATAATAAGAATCATTAGTTCCAATAATACCCCTAAAACTAGTAAATGCAGCATCTGTATATATCCACATAGAACGATTAAAATCAGTTGCATCTGTAGAGATACTGATTGCTGATGGTACTACTATTTTACTTGTACTTCCGTTAAAAATTGCAGCCTCACCAAACTCACCTCCTGATCCTGTGGTATATGTAATACTTGTTGCTGTACCATCATAAGTTCCGCATGTATCAGGAACATTATTTGTAGTTCCACCATCGCTATTTAATTGATACAAAGCTGTTGCTGTAGTAGGATAATTACAAGTAGCTAAGGTTGAATTATCAAATACTCTCCACCCTGTAGACATATAATGTTCCATTGCACTTGCTGCGTAATTAGTTGATGTCTGATCTGTATTTGTTCTTAAATCACCTACTTTAGGTCCTAGTACAGATGAACCAATTAAATTAATAGTTCCAGATCCACCTTTAAATACTAAAGTTGTATTTGTACTATCATCAAATTTAGTCTTAAATGTGTCTTGATATAATAATAAAACTTGACTAGCTGATAATGCAGTATTATTAAATACTCTAATTTGATCCATCATTCCGTCCCATGCGTAAGCACTATAACTTCCACTATCCTCATATTGACCATAACAGAAGTTTGTAACTATAGAACCTGATGCTGAACTTATTAATGCTTGGGGTATTGGTAATACTGATCCGTTTAAATAATGAGTAAATGTTTTATTACTAGAAGTATAAACGCTTGCTAAATTATACCATTCTCCTGAATGCATTAAAGGACAAGCACTACCGGGAGGGCCATAATAAAAAGTTCCACCAAAACCTCTAGCGCCATTTATTGTATATTCCCCACTAATACCAGTGGATCTAAGAAGTAAATATATTGTAGGATAAGCTCCACTAACCCAACCAGAACCACCACATAATGAGATATAACCTGTAGTAAAATCACTATTATATTTAAACCATATTGATATTGAAAAATCATTATCAGTTGTTGTGGGTATTGGACTAGGTGTCACTATTTTAGAGGTTGTTACTTGAGTAAAAACAGCTCCTTGATTTAAATATCCAGAAGCATAACTTATACTACTACCATCAACACCATTATAACTTCCAGTGCTACTAGTATCTGTAGAGTTTCCATTCAATGTATAAAAAGCTGTGTTTGCTATTGGATAAGCATTATCTGTTTCTGTTGCAGTACTTAATCCTCCAATCAAACTTCCACCTATTGTAATACTACCTACATCAGCATTTGCATATTTAAGTATTACTACACCTGAACCGCCTGATCCGCCAATATTAGTATCAGGTCCATATGATCCAACTCCACCACCGCCACCGCCGGTGTTTATTGTTCCAGGATACCCATTATTTGCTACAGGGTGGGTTCCGCCACCAACATTTCCATCACCACCGCCTCCATCACCACCGTCGCCGCATGTAACTCCATAAGCGCCACCTCCGCCTCCTCCAGCAAAATTTCTCTCAGCACCATTTGTTTCTCCAACACCTGCAGTTGCTGCATTTGCTTGTGTTATTATTCCTAAAGCTACAGCATCTGATCCGGAACCACCATCACCATCAAAATTATTACCGCCTGTGCCTGGTGCACCTGCACCACCACCGCCTGAACCTGAATGTGGAGCACCATAATTTGCTACAACCGCTGTACCCCCAGCATTACCTTGCCCTGAAACTCCAGCGCCACCAGTATTACTACCCGTAGATAAAGTAGCACTACCACCACCTGATCCTCCAGGAAGACCACCACCTTCATGCCCTTGACTGCCACCACCTCCTTGGCCTTGGATTTGATAAAAACCTGAATCTTGACCGTTTGCTCCTGTAGCTGGTAAAGCACCTGTTCCACCAGCACCACCCTGACCTACAACTATACTAAGATCTGTATTATTTGGAACTCCAATTGTGGCAGTAGATAAACCACCAGCACCGCCTCCACCAGCTTGGCCAAATCCACCGCCGCCGCCACCGCCACCTACAACTAAGTATTCTACACTTATAGTAGGTGTAGTAGGTTGTTGAGCATTTGTACCAACACAACCTTTTAAAGCCGTAGTATTACCAGTCTGATTTAAATCGATAAGATCATTTATTATTTTAGT